CACAGATGTTGAACGTGAACAAATATCGAGGTATTTAAATGGAAAATCAAAACAATAGGCTAATAACCTATCCCAGCACAGTAGAAAAAACTGATCATCACACAGTGGTATTGATAGACTGTGATACTAGAGATTTTGGTGATCTGTTGTTGTTCCTTAAGACTAGTAAGACCAATTTTGATGTCTATACCTATAGAGGTGACATGTATGATTTAGAATGGTTGAATCATGTGGGTTATTCAGCAGATGCATACTTGATCAATGATTCAAGCCAAGTCAAAGTTACCAGTGGTATCCGCTATGGATTTGGACAGGAATTCTTCAATCCTTTAGAGTATTTCCAAAAAATTGAACAGACTAGTGTTGACCTAGTCGGGTAAATCGTGTTATAATAGTCACAATGGTAAATAATATACTACTATAAAGGACTATATGGCATTTGAAAATTCATTGAAAGGCAGCACTGTTTACGTTAAGAACGACAACGTAGAACAGGCCATGCGTAAGTTTAAGAAAAAGATACAGGACAGCGGACTATTATTAGATATGCGTGCTCGTGAGTGTTATGAAAAACCCACCACAGAACGTAAACGTAAAGCAAGTGCAGCCAAAAACCGTTGGAAAAAGAAACTGCAAAGTCAGCAGTTACCTAAGAAATTATATTAATCAGTTTTACTAATTATTTTAGCTAGTCTATCAGTTATCAAATCGTTAATTGGATAAGAGTCATTGACTATATTTGATACTATTTTAGAATTTAATGTTTTATCTGCTAGATCCATGTGATTATATCCAACAGTCCTAAGTTCCGGATATTCTATCAGATCAGGAAGATAAAATTTTGAAAATTGCTCTTCATCATCATTCTGTACTAAATCAGCAACTTGTTTAAATGTAACTCCTACGTTGTTTATCCACCCGTCTTGACCCCAAGTTAGTTGATATTTTTCATAGTCATTGCTCATGGCATTTTGCTTGATGACAAAAGGTTTATGTTCTGGAGGAGTGACCCATAAGGCACTATATTTGTATGTGTGTACTAGATCTGTAGTCTTTAACCATGACATAGTTTCTACAATATGTTCATAGGGTTCATATGGCAAGCCGGCTATCATCAAAGCATTCACTAGCACACTATCACCCCAAACTGTCTTGAGATGTTGCAGGGTTTCAGTTATGCGTTCTTTGCCTAGTCCTTTGCCTACAAACTTACCTGCTTTATCGTGTAGAGTTTCGATACCAAAACACCCAAGCACACAACCTGATTCTTTAATCCATTCTGCACTGCTGGGATTTGACCATATCAAGTCTAAGCGTAGGTAACTGATCCATTCTGGTTTGAATGGTAACTTACTCCATACTTCATCATATAATATTTTAATCTTGTCTTCACTGTCATTATATAGATCATCTAATAGATGATATTTAGTAACACCAAATTGTTCATAGTTGCGTATTATTTCCTCACGAAGGGTCTGACTATATTTGGTAGTATCTGTTTTGCCTTTGTGATCATAGGTGCAGTATGCACATTTAAAAGCACAGCCTCGACTGATTTCTAAACTTAACCATTCATTAGGATCGATGTGATCGTCAGGGGTGTAGATGATACGGCTCGATTTAAATTTTTCTTCACCTTCGGGGATAAAAGGAATAGGTTGATCGTTTTGCAAGGCACGAGTGGCGTTTAATATATAATCTTCAGCGTGTCCTGATATTAAATGGATATTTGGATTACCTACACCGAGCCCACCATTGGTAATATGACTTACCCAAGTGCCACCAATGAATACATGGGCATGATATTTAGATTCTACATAGTCTGATAGTATCTGTAATTCACCTGTACCCCAAGCCAATTGGGTAGGAGTGTCTTTGATGTATGTGGTATTGTGTAAGGTACTTAAATCGATATAGGTTTTTTTACTATCCCGCCATTCTTCCCTATAAATATCAATAGCACCTGATTTAACAGTAAAAAAGGTAGTGCTAACACCAATCCAAAGTAAATCGTTTGAATTAGCATCAATGAATTGTTGTATAGCATGGAGTGTGAGGCGCAGGCAGTTTGGCACTACTAGGACAGTATATCCCTGTTGCCTGAGTGTACTAGCGATCTTATACGCCCCAGCCGGTCTAGAATATCGTTCAATTTGAATATTCTGTCCATCTAGCTCTCTGGTAAGGGGAGTGCGATCAGTGAAAAGGATTACATTGGCCATATTGACTTTTACAATTATTTATAGTATAATATAACATCAACTTTATTCTATGTCAAAGATACAATTAATATTACAAGCAGAAACTATTCCCGTACTAACTGTAACAGTTAACGGGCAGAAAGCTGTCACGGATGTGTTTATTGATGAATATACTAATCTACAGGTAGCATTTGATTTTGAATTAGCCGAATCAAATCAACTAGCGGTGATAATACATGATCAAAAGGTGGTTACTCTAATAGAGATCATAGTCGACGGTATCAGATTTGGACTAGCTACTTTTCTCTGTACAACAGTTAATAATACACAGAACACACAAATAACAGCACCGGGTCAAATTGACATAGAATTGCGCACACCAATTTGGAAATTTTGGTGCGATAAAATGACTGACTTTAATTATGAGAGGTATCCACTTGGATCAATTAACTAAAGATTTCTATGTTGATGAGTTTCAAGGATTCTCTGAATACATCAAATTAGCTGATCCTATACTAGCCACACCGGTGCCAATAGTAGAAGTTCCATTGGATTTAAATACCGAATTAATGTTAGATGCAGCCCGTAATATTCCTATAGGACCAATGCGTAGACCTTCGTATCCCTATGAAACATATCCAAGATTCAAGGGGTGGAATATGCAGGTATTGTGGAGTAATCATTTTGATAATACTCTATTGATTGATATTTATTATAAAAAAACAGCAGATCCGATCGAAAATAAACCAGCAGATATACTAGCGCAGCCTATACAAGATTATCTAACATCGCAAGGTATAGAATGTAATATGTGTGTGTTAAGTGTATTTGAACCCGGTGCATATCTGCGCCCACATAGAGACATCGGACTCAATCCTACCCCACTCGATTATTTTTGGCTACCATTGAACGATCCTCTAGGTAGTGAATTACGAATATATCCCTACGGTAAAGTTGATGTTAATCTAGGCAGTATGTATCTGCTCAATCAGGAAAATTTTGTGCATAGTGCCGTTAATAATAGTTCAGAACGTAGATATGTATTATTTGGCCATTTGACTAATATTAATAAACAGTTCGAATCATTGGTAACTGAGTCAATCTTAAAAAGTTATAAAATAGGTTGACAACATAATAATAGTATATTATAATTTTTATTTGAAATAAATAACTGTATAGAGTGCCGTAAAGGGCTTTATATTTTAGATCTTGCTTAATTAAAGGAGAAACTATATGTCTAAGATCATCGGTATCGATTTAGGTACAACCAATTCTTGTGTTGCTATCCTAGAAAACAACAAACCCAAAGTAATTGAAAACAATGAAGGTGCTCGTACTACACCTAGCGTCGTTGCCTATGGCGATGAAATTCTAGTTGGTGCACCAGCTAAACGTCAAGCAGTAACTAATCCAAAGAAAACTATCTATGCGGCTAAACGCTTGATTGGTCGTAAGTTTGACGAAAAAGAAGTCCAAAAAGATTTAGATTTGATGCCCTACACTATCATCAAAAATACCAATGGTGATGCATGGGTGCAGATAGATGAAGATAAACTAGCACCCCCACAGATTAGTGCCGAAGTCTTACGTAAAATGAAAAAGACTGCTGAAGACTATCTTGGTGCTGAAGTAACGCAGGCAGTTATCACTGTTCCGGCTTACTTCAATGACGCACAACGTCAAGCTACCAAGGATGCTGGTAAGATCGCAGGCTTAGAAGTATTGCGTATCATCAATGAGCCAACAGCGGCTGCCCTGGCGTTTGGCATGGATAAAGACAGCAAAAAAGATCGTAAGATTGCAGTGTATGACCTGGGTGGTGGTACATTTGATGTATCTATTATTGAAATCGCAGATGTTGATGGTGAAAAACAATTTGAAGTTTTAGCTACAAATGGTGATACGTTCCTCGGTGGTGAAGACTTTGACCAACGTGTGATGGATTTCATTATCGATGAATTCAAAAAAGAATCAGGTGTTGATCTCAAACAAGACATGTTGGCTCTACAACGATTAAAAGATGCCGCAGAAAAAGCAAAAATTGAATTGTCTAGTAGTAACCAAACTACTGTAAACTTACCATATGTCACTGCTGACGCTACAGGTCCTAAACACTTGAACGTAGTCATCAGTCGTGCTAAGTTTGAAGCCTTAGTTGAAGATCTGATTCAACGCAGTATCGAGCCATGTCGTGTTGCTATTAAAGACTCAGGTGTTGCCGTTGCAGACATCGATGATGTTATCCTGGTTGGTGGTCAGACACGTATGCCTAAGGTGCAAGAAGCAGTTGAGGCATTGTTCGGCAAGGCTCCACGTAAGGACGTTAACCCAGACGAAGCAGTGGCAGTTGGTGCGGCTATCCAAGGTGCGGTACTTGCTGGTGATAAGACAGACGTTCTATTGCTAGACGTTACTCCACTATCGTTGGGTATCGAAACTGTAGGCGGTGTTATGACTAAACTTATTAAAAAGAATACAACTATTCCTACCAAGGTTAGCCAAACATTCTCAACAGCAGACGACAACCAACCAGCAGTTACAGTTGCTATCGCACAAGGTGAACGTGAGTTTATCAAAGACAATAAGCGACTAGGTGAATTCAATCTAGAAGGTATTGAACCTGCTCCACGTGGCGTACCAGCAATTGAGATCACACTTGACATTGATGCCAACGGTATCTTAAAAGTATCAGCTAAAGATAAGAAAACTGGTAAAGAAAACAAGATCACTATCAAAGCCAACTCAGGTCTGAGTGAAGATGAAATTGCTAAGATGGTCCAAGATGGAGAAGCCAATGCTGAAGCAGATAAGAAACAACGTGCTCTAGTAGATAGCCGCAACAATGCTGACGGCCAAATTTATCAAGTTAACAAAACACTTAAAGATCTAGGTGATAAAATCTCAGCAGATGAAAAAACAGCCATCGAGGAGGCAGTCAAGGCAGTAGAGAAAGTCATCGAAGGTGATGACATTCCTGCTATTACTGACAGTGTTGAAGCATTGACTAAAGCCGCAGAACCGTTATTCAAAGCATATCAGGCTGCCGAAGCTGCTAAAGCAGAAGTGCAACCGGGTGCTGAACAGAATTCAGAAAAACCCAGCGATGTAGTTGATGCTGAGTTTACTGAAGTTAAGAAGGATGCCGAATAAGGGTCTTTCATTTATTTTTGCTTAATATAAAGGAGAATAAGCTATGAAACAAGTATATATTAACAGTTTGGATATTCCAAGTATCCAAAGATTTGCAGTTGGATTTGACCGCATGTTTGATGAGCTCAGCAGAACAGCTGGTACATTGAATGCCAGCAACTATCCACCTTATAACATCATCAAAGAAACAGAAACTATCTGGAAGATCGAAGTAGCAGTGGCAGGCTTTGATGAAAGTGAGTTGGATGTTGAGATCATCAACAACGAACTAGTTGTTACAGGTGCAGTCAACAAAGAAAACAAAGTAGAACAACAATATCTGCATCAAGGTATTGCTGGTCGCGACTTTGAACGCACATTTGCTCTCGCAGACAACGTGGAAGTCAAAGGTGCTGCAGTTAAAAATGGTATCTTAACAGTTACTTTAGAACATATCGTTCCAGAGTCAGCTAAGCCAAAAAAGATTGCAATTACCTTTCAGAAGTAGTATAATATAATAGTCAGAGGTAGTAACAAATTGTTACTGCCTCGCTATTTAAGAGATTTTCAATTATGTCAAAAACATTCGAAAAGGAATTTATGGGCACCAAAGCGGTCACTAGAGTAAAACCTACTCCTAATCTCAATTTGAAAGAACCTCCAATGTATCGTGTGATCTATATTAACGATAGCGTTACTACGATGGAATTTGTTGTCCAAACACTTGTTGAAATATTCAATCATAGCCCAGAAACAGCAGAAGCGGTTACACTTAAAATACACGAAGAAGGTAGCGGTACAGCGGCAGTATTACCATACGAAATGGCAGAACAAAAAGGTGTTGAAGTAACACAGCTAGCTCGCAATAATGGTTTTCCTTTACAGATTAAACTAGAACCTGAAGAATGATATTCAATAAAGTTCAGGAATTAAAAGCACAAGGACTGCGCATAGGATTTACTGCCAGTCAATTTGACATGTTACATGCAGGTCACGTTGCTATGTTAAGTGAAGCTAAAAATCATTGTGATTATCTTATTGCTGGTCTACAAAACAATGCCAGCTGGGATCGACCTGAAAAGAACGCACCAATACAATCAATCGTAGAACGACAGATCCAACTAGCGGCAACACGCTATGTAGATGAGATAGTAGTCTATAACACAGAAAAAGATCTCGAAGACATCTTGCTTACCTTACCTATTGATATTAGGATATTAGGTGTAGAATATCAAGACAAAGAATTCACAGGTAAAGATATCTGTAACAAACGCAACATCAAATTAATCTTTAACAGTCGTGATCACAGTTTTAGTTCTAGCAGTCTTCGTAAACGTGTAGTAGAAGCAGAAAGACAAAAATAATGGACATAATGTTAGACTTAGAAACTCTCAGCACACGCCCAGATGCTACTATCCTAACCTTTGGTGCTTGTAAGTTTAGTCCTTATAATCAAGAACCCATAGACAAAGGTATCTACTTCCGTGTCAGTGTAGATGAACAGATTGAGCTTGGGCGTCACGTAGATAACAATACGGTTGAATGGTGGGGTCGTCAAGCAGATGATGTCAGAGAAGAAGCTCTGGGTGATGGTAATCGCGTTTCGCTAGATGAGTTCACTCGAGAATTAAATAGATTTATAGTAGGTTGTGATAACATCTGGGCACAGGGTCCTGTGTTTGATATTGTTATCTTAGAAAACCTTTATCGTCAACTGGGATTACCATGCCCGTGGCAGTTCTGGCAGATCCGTGATAGTCGCACATTATTAAGCACACACGGTGACCCTAGAGATAAGAACAAAGCAGGCCTGCACAATGCCTTAGAAGATTGTGTTAGTCAAGCACAGGCAGTACAAACAGTGTTTGCGCAGTGCGGTATTACGGAGAAACGTTAATGGATATTATATTTGGGCGTGAAAACGCTGAAAAATTGCGTGAAAAGTATACAGTATTAGACCTAGAAACTGTAGAGAAAGATGGACATAGCATTGAAGTATTTTGCCTAATAGGTGCAGATAAGATCTCAATTGGTGATCTACCACAATTGGACCAATGGACTAAACTACACAATGACTTCTTACATGGGTATAATACCCAACAATATAACTACTGCCGCCAATGTATCGAGCATTTAACAGGCAAATTTGGTGGCGAAGTTGACACATTCTACGAAGAAATCCTCAAGCGCATAGACAGCGTAGACCCCCAAAAGTCAGACTAATCTAGTCAACAATATACCTAGTTAATTTATAACGGTTCCGAGTAAATAGTAGTAAGGAGCCGAGAAAATGAAACTATGTATTTCATTCCTACTACTTTCAGCAGCGTTTGCAGTATCTGCACAACCCTTGCCTGATTACACATTTAAGAGTCCAGCATTTAACGGTAATGGTTACAGTGCTCACATCCTCACCATCGAAAATCAGGAACACAATCGCAGAGAAGCCATACAGAAAGAAATACAGGCCAAGTTAGAAAAAGAAGCAAACGAAGCTAAAAACACCAACATCGCCAAGTTTATGAACAACTTGGAATCGCGTATCTATGCCCAGATCAGCCAGAATCTCGCAACAGCTATGTTTGCAGATGGCGGTAGCAATAGCGGCACCTTAAACT